GAAACGCGATTATGAGACGTTTAGATTCAATGGTAAAACAAGCGGTATTCAATGGAACTATTAGTATTACGTTAAGTAACAATCCTGGGGGTATTGTGTTTGACGTTCCTCTTGTTGGCGCTGATAACAGACTGAATGCTAATGGTGATTGGGATAACGTGGATACAGATATCGTTAAAGATCTCGAAGCGGTAAGATTGAAAACTCTTATAACAGGGGTTCCATTTGAAACGATTCTGATTAGTGAGGCGAAGTGGTATAAAATTATTAACAATAAGTCTTTGCAAAATTTAGTTAAAGGCTGGTACAACCCAGGATCAAATGCTAGATATGCGACAACATTAGAGTCATTAAATAATGCTTTGACAGCAAATCGTTTACCTGTATTTGAAATTGTCTCAGATTTGGCTTATGTTCAAATAGACGGCAAAAAATCAGCAACTACTTCAATTAATGTTGATAATGCTATTTTCATTCCCGCTGGAGAACTTGGTGTAATTCATAATGCGTTAGCTGATGAACAAATCACGCCGATAGATAATGTAACTTACATCAATTCAGATGGTATTTTACTGTCTCGTTTTAGAGAGCCAAAGCCAATCGCAGAGATTACAGAAGGTGTTTACAATGCTTTCCCTGGATTAACGCAAGCAAAAAACATTTTTATCTTGAATACAAAAGGAGCATAGTATTTATCCTTTCGTATATCAATATTTTATATGTGATATGACCATTAAAGAAGCCTTTCAGCAATTTTTAGGTATAGATGCGGATGATAAAGCAATCGAGTTGGCGTTATTGAATGCGAGTCTTGACGGATCGGAAGAATATAGCGCTAGCTTGAAAGCTAGTGTTGAAAGAAGTACTATTGATTTATTGTTTCAAACAAATATAGTGACCTCAGAGTCGGAGAGTCAGTATTCAACTTCGAAGGATGCTAAATTAATGCGCGATAGGCTTCTTTATTTAGCTCGCAAGTATGGACGTAGGGATGTTGTGGATGCTTTGATAGGATCAGTTAAAATTACTAACAAGAGTCGAATAAGATGATTCAACGTAGACCACATACCTTGAAAGCTGTAGTTACAACGCCGAAAAAGCCATACCAAGATGACGATGGCAACATGGTCTTTCCGGATGGTGGATCGGATATAAATGTTGAGCGATCATGTAGGGGTGAAAGCAATACGGCAGACGGTAGAACGGTCGTGAGAGACGGTGTAAACTATGAGTACAGCTATTTAGTGTTTACAGATACGGCTGTTCCAGTGCTTCCAAATAATGCGAAGGTGACCATCATTGTGAATTCAGATGGATCTGTTTTCGGGGAAGGTGTAGTTGTGAAGTTTGAGAAAGGTCAACGAGTGACAAGAATATGGCTAAAGTAAATGTTAAAGCCAATTTCGACATGCCAGCAATCAAAGAGTACTTTGGTAATTACAGGATCCATATCGAAGAAAAGGCTGAACAGGTTCTAATTATTCTAGCGGATAAGGTTGCCGATGATGCGCGACGAAACGCTGAATTTATGAACCATTCTTATAACCTCAGGAGCTCCATTGGCACAGTGGTTTTTAGAAATGGTTTCATTGTTCATCAAAATTTTAAAGATGTCGGTGGTGAAGACGGATATCAAAAAGGGATTGATGTCGCCGAAGATAACTTGCCTGAATCTGGCGTCGGAATGATGATAGTGGCCGGTGAAGATTACGCATACTATGTGGAGGCAATAGAGAACAAATGGGTTATTTCCGGAAGTTCTTTACGGCTTGCAAAGCTATTACAAAAATTAATATGACAGCTGCAGAAGCAATTGATTTAGGTTTTGATTTGGTTTGGAAAAGCTCCCTAAGGACAGCGATATCTGGAAGTATCCGTCGATATCTAAGGCCTACAAATAGCTTTCGTGAAGATATCACAATAAATGTGCTTGAACAAGATTTTGATCAATTACAAAGTGGTATTCTAAACATTAATCTATTTGTCCCAAACCCAGAATATGACGCAACTATTGATGGCAAAGTGGTCCGATTGAGAGATATCCCAGATCATACTCGAGTCAAAGTATTGGCTGCGCTATGTAATGTAATTTTCAAATCTGTGTACAACAAAGATAAACGTGCTTTACTCGAGCTTTCAAATCAAATAATCCTTACAGACAAGGAGCAAACAGTGATAAATAACAGAATTAGACTAACCATTAAAAATTTTTAGCTATGGCTGTAGAACATTCAAGCATAGGTTTAAAGAGCATTAAGATTGCTGAGGTTGATCCAGCGGCAATCCCTACGACCTTCAATTTAGAATTGGAGGATGCTCAAGTAGGATCAGCGACTGTGACGGAGACGGAAGCTACCAAAGAAAATATCCGTACAGAACAACGAAAGGGAATATATCGCAGAATAACCACTCAAGAAGGAGAGGTTACATATACCGTTCAATTATTTGATTTATCTGTTGACCAGATCAATGCTGTAAAAGGTGGAACTGTTACTCCGGCCACTGCAACAGTTGGGAAACGTTGGGGCAGGACTGAAACTGTAGATATCATAAAAGCACTCCAACTGGTCACGTTTGATGATTTCAAAATCTATTTCCCAAAGGCTGATGTAAGTGCATTGATTACATGGCCTACCACTAAAACGGCTTTGGGAACGATAACTCTTACTTTCACTGCTTTGGAACATCCGGCTGGTGATATAGTAATTGAGGAGCCATTGTCGTAACACCAAAGAATCGATAAGAATAGCCCTTATATCTCGATGTAAGGGCTATTCTTCTTTTTTATATATTATTATTTGGATATATAAAAAATTCGTTATACATTTGTGCCATTGCAATCAATTAGTTCTTTTGACTATTTCATATATTTGTTTCTTAAGAAGTTGAATTATGAAAAAAGTCATTTTATTAATATCTGTTTTCGGGCTGTTGCTCTCCTGCAATAAATCAAACGAGGAAAAAGCAAAGGCGCTAGTAAAAGAATACATAGTCAAAAACGCAAATGACCCCGATAGTTATGAGTCTGTTGAATGGGGAACACTGGATTCAACGTACATAGTTAAGTATACCGAAGAATTTAAAAAAAATTCGGAATTGATGAGTAAAGCTCGAGATGAATATGAAATAGCTAGACTTGAAAACCTTAACTACACTATGTTATTGAATAAAGAAAAATATGGCAAAGGATGGGTGATTTATCATAAATTTCGTGGTAAGAATGGTTATGGCGCCAAGATGTTAGCGGATAGTAAGTTCTATTTAGATAGTGCTTTAACTAAAGTTGTTGGTCAAGAAATTGAAAAATAATTTTGAATATTAAAAAATGTTTTGCATTTTTGAAGTGCTAAAACATCATAGGCTAGTAAAGACCTTTTAAAATTTCTTTACAAAAACATAATCAATACTAGGTATTGATGGAATATACAAGCTTTGCCTTGTCGTTGTGGTTCATAAATCAGTCTCGTACTGGCTTATGGTGTTTTAGCAGACCCACACGGCAGGGCTTTTTTGTTGCCGGATAAATATGGTAAAATGCTAAAACACCAAACAACACCCCCAGTAATCGACCTCCCAAAAATGGTCGAAAACGCTACAGATGCTGTAGAATTAAGTGCAGTGAGATTGACTGCTTGTCTAAGAGGAATAGACAGATTAAGATCGTTAATATCTGACAAATGTGTCCTAGACGATGAAATGCAGGAAGTTTTTAACGCCGCTGGCGAAATGGAACTAATGATTGAAAAAGCAAGATCAATCATTGATGAGTTCTATCAGCCGTCCGTTCATGCATTAGTTTACACAAAGCGTTTCCTAGACGCTCAATTCCCTAACTCTTAACCGGTAGCATCATGAAATCATTAGTTTTTAAAACTGCTTGGCAATTGGTAAAAGATTTTAAATCCTTCTCGGAAGCTTTAAAATATGCATGGAAAGTTGTAAAACTTCGTATCAGCATGCTTAAAAAAGTTGTGGAATTCCAGTACAAAAAAGTGGATGGCTCTTTGCGAACTGCTATCGGTACCTTATCCCCTACCTTTGTTGATTATGAGTACAAAGGCCAAATGAGTACAAATAAAGTATTTACTTATTTCGATGTCGAACAGGGTGGGTTTAGGTCCTGTAGAGTTGAAAATTTAATATTTTAAGATATGTCTCAAATTATCCAAATATTTGACTACAATGGTAAGACCGCTGTATCAGCTAGAGAACTTCATAAATTTCTTGAGGTTAAGGAAAAGTTTACAGATTGGATGAAGCGAATGATAGAATATGGATTTATTGAGAACAGGGATTATGTTATAGGTTTTTCCGATATTTCGGATAAACCCCAAGGTGGTAGACCTTCAATAGATTACATACTTACGTTAGACACTGCCAAAGAAATAAGTATGATCCAAAGGACCGAGAAAGGTAAGCAGGCTCGGCAATATTTCATCGAGTGCGAAAAAATTGCAAATCCATTGGCCCAAAATGGCGATATGGTGATCTTACAGGCAATGCAGCTTCTTCAAAACAGAATAGAGCAGCAAAACCAACAAATGAAAAGCTTAGTACCTAAAGCTGACTATGTAGACAGGATAACATCGAGTAACACTTTGTTTCGTACTACCGTTATAGCTAAAGAATTCGGCATGACAGCTTATGAGTTAAATAGCCTTCTTCATGAATTGAAAGTTCAGTATAAAGTCGGTGATACTTGGGTACTGTACAAAGAACATCAGGGCCGAGGATATGAATTTATGGACACCGAAATATATAACGGCCATACAGTTCGCGTTTTGAAGTGGACAGAGTACGGTAGGGCATTTATCCACAATAAAATTAAATCGTTGAAGAAACTTAATTAAATATTAACACTACAAAACATTTTAAGGCGGAATTAGTTCCGCCTTTTTTGTTAGCTGATATTTTATGTTTTCACCTTTGTATATATCGAAATTTTATAGATGATATATGAAAGTAATAAAGATATGTGAAGCGTTTTCAGAAAAGAAAGTTCGTCTAGTTTTTAAGAGGACACCAAAAAATTTTATCTCTAAACTTCTTTTTAAAATAGGTATTCAGAAACAAAATATAGCATACGATGTAACTCCTACAACTTTGGGCACTCGTGCTTTATTTAGTACATACATTAAAAATATAGATTTAGAGCAACTTTCAAAAGATCTAGGATATAAAAGACTTGAATCGTTAATATTTGAAAAAGATTGCAATGACCTTTTTACTGGATTAGCGGTGATTATACACAACAAACAATCCGATCCTCCTAAATGGTTGATTGAAGAAATAAGATGTTTGGATAACGATGCCTTGCTTGCAATTATAGCTATCGTAAATGATATGCTTGATACTAAATCTTTTATGAATTCTATCATCTCGATCGTGGGGATGAGCCTACAAACGGAGGAGATAATAGCCCCCGAAAAACAAAAAGACCTGGAAGGTATAAAATAAACTACTGGAAAATACTAGGGAATGTAATGAAGTACTGGGGCATTTCCTACCAACAAGCAATGTGGGATATCTCTTATCAAAATCTTATGCTTTTGACGATGAGTATTCCAAAGTACGATAAAGAAGGTAACGAAATTGAAGCTCCTGCAGAATTATCTGGAAAAGATTTAATGTCACGTTTGACTAAAAAGAGGGAATAGATGGCAATAGAATTTCAAGGGAAACCATTAAAATTTACAGCTGTATTTGATAGTTTGAAGGCAGAAAAGGACATGAATTCTTTTTTTGGCAAGATAAAAGATGCTAACAAAGAATTTCAGAACTCTTTTCCAGCCCCAAATACTAGCGGTATAACTGAATACAAAAAGGCTCAGATTGCAATAATGGAGTCTTTGGCGCAGGCAAGATTGGATTTATTGGCTCAGAAAAAAGCTCAAGAAGATCTTAATACAGCATTCCTTCAAGGTAAAATTGACATTCAAAATTTCAGAAATGAACAAACTAAATTAAATGCTGCTCGAAAAGAACAAGCAAGAATTGATCGTGAAACAAAGCGACAACTTGCTCAGACCAGCGAATATAGTAAGCTTACATCTGCTCTTAACTCTGTCAGAAAAGAGACTAAAAATGTCCTAGCTGAATTAGTAAGTTTAGAAAACCAAGGTAAAATGAATTCTCAGTCATTCAAAGATTTGAGTGCTAAAGCTAATGACTTGGTTAGGCAAACGAATATACTTGATAAACAAGTAAAGAAAATAGATATTGCTGTTGGTCAACATCAGCGAAATGTTGGTAATTATGGTGATGCCATTTCAATGGTATTGCCGCAATTATCTCAATTTGCTGGCAGGCTAGGCTTGATAGGTGTTGCAGTGGGTGCTGTTCAACAGTCTTTCAAATCGAATTTACAATTTGAACCACTTCAACAAGGTTTAAAATCTGTCACAGCTTCAGGTCAACAAGTTAACGATACACTAGAATTCCTCCGGCAGACTTCGGACCGATTAGGCTTGCAATTTACCTCTACTGCCGATTCTTTTAAAATGTGGCAGGGGGCGGCAAGATACTCAAATTTGACAGCGAACGAAAGCAGGCGAATTTTTGAATCTGTGGCTAATGCTGGTGCTAAAATGAAACTCAGTAACGACCAGGTGCAGGGCACTTTCCTCGCATTGTCTCAAATGATGTCAAAAGGAAAAGTTCAAGCCGAAGAATTACGCGGGCAACTTGCTGAGCGTTTACCTGGAGCCTTCCAGCTGGCTGCCCAAGCGATGGGGGTCACAGAGCAGGAACTCAATAAAATGCTGGAAAAGGGTGAAGTTATCGCCCAAGATTTCTTACCAAGATTTGCCGAACAATTGGATAAGTCATTTGGATCTGATAAAACAGACCGTGTTGAAGGCATGCAAGCGTCAATCAATAGGTTGTCGAATGAATTTGACAGATTATGGCAATCCGATAGGGCTCAGCGCTTTTTTACTGTAGTTATTGATGGTTTTGCAGACTTAACACGGGGGATTGGTAGTTTAGTTAAATCTGAAAGTTGGCAAGAGTTTTTTCTGCGTCTTGGAGGTAAGCTAACTGGTGGGTTGAATGGCCAGATAATGGACATAGGTGCTGAAGCTTTGAATAAGACCAGTGTTTTTAATAGTAAATCTATATCTGCAAAAGCAAATGAAGCCTATTTAGCAAGGATTGAAGATTTCGCCAAAAAAGATCGTGATGAACAATTTCGGGTGCTAGCTGAAACAAAAAAAACGCTCAATTACTACGTTAATGAATATAAAAAAGAACAAAATAGAACTAACAAAGAAAATCTAAAAAATGTCTCACAAAGACTAGCAGATATCAACAAGTTTTTGTCGGAGGATGGGGCTTTTTCCAAGAAAGGTAAAAGTAATGCGGTTGATCAAAAATCAATAGATAAAGCTCAGCGAGAAGCTGAAAAACTAGCCGAACAACAACGCCAAGCATTCGAGCGTCAGCGTTCCCTTCAATTCGAAATCGACAAGATTAACGAAAATGCCACTAAGCGCAATCTTAATAGAGATCAACAAGAAATCGCATCTATCAAGGAAAAGTATGCCAAGATAAGGGAAGAGATCAGAAAATTCAATAGCGATCCGAAAAATAATGGCCTCAGCGTTGACAGCGGTGGTTTATCCAAATCAGAAAAACAGGAAATTAACGATGCCATCTACAAGCAACAGACAGCCAAGATCCTTAAAATTTACCAAGATGATTATCAAAACTTCGTTAGGTACGAAGATTTAAAAAAACAATATGGCGTAAAGGTAGCAGACGATCAACTTGGAAAATACAAAGATGTTTACCAAAAAATAGCTGGGGAATATGCTGGTCTTCTGACGAAGCAACGTACGGTTGGTATTACAGGGCTAGAAAAAGAGCGAATGCTAGAATTGGAAAAATTGGTTGTCGCACATGGCAAGCGAATCGAAGAACAGAACCTCTCCCAATACCTCGAAGCTATAAAGCTGTCAGACACATACAATGATCAACTACTTACAATTGAAAAGAAGTATCAAGAAGCTTTTACTGCCCTTGGTGAAAATGCAAGTGAGGAGAGAAAAGAACAGTTACGCAAAGCTTTACAAGAAGAGGTAAGCCAATTGACCGTTGCAAATATTCAGAAAGAAATGCAATGGGATAGGGTTATCCAAGGTCTTCAAAATAAGACTAAATCTGGCGCCAACAAATCGTTGGATTACCTAATGCAAGGGGTAAATACCAAGTTCAAATTAGGTAAGTTATCAAAAAAAGACTATGACGATCTTACGGGGCAGATAGACAATGCAAGATTTGAGATAAACTTAGATAAATCTTGGGTTGCTTCTACCGATGCCCTTAATAGGTATCGTGCAGCTGTTAAAGCCTATGGAAAGGATAGCGACGAAGCTAGGAAAGCACAAAAGCAGTTGTTCGCTTCTTTCTCTGAGGATATATCAAAAGCTCAAGCCATAATTTCTTCGTTAGACCAAGGGCTTCAAACTCTTGGTGTAAGTGGTTTTGAAGATGTGTTTAAAAATGTTCAGGGAATCCTAGATGGTGCGATGGACATCGCGTCTGGGAATCCTATCGGAATGATTACTGGAGGGATAAAGGTACTCACTAATGCAATTTCACTTTTCAACACCAAAGACAAAAAGCTGCAAAAGCAGATCGATGCTTACAAAGACCAACTGGATAGTCTTGGCAAGGCGTATGATCGGCTACAGGGTAAACTCAATAACTCGGATACAAACTATTATGAGAACCAGGATTTAGTATTAAAAAACCTTGATGAGCAGGAAAAAGCTGTCAGGGCGATGATGAAGGCGGAGGAGGACAAGAAAAAAACCGATAAAGAAAAGATAAAAAGCTATCGGGACCAACTTGACGATATTAATAAACGCCGCGAAGAAATAGAGAAGGCTGTCCGCCAAATGCGACTACAGACTGATATAAATAGTCTATCACAATCTATTACTGATGCTTTGTTATCCGCCTTTGAAGCCGGAGAAGACGGTATAGAGTCGATGGATAAAGCCTTTGATAAATTTATCAAGAATGCTTTGGTAAATAGTTTGAGGCTTAGGCTTATTAACCCTATCGTGGAAGATATGGTAAATAAGCTTGATCAATATATGGCTAAAAATGACAATAGTCCTGTCGGATTCAATTTCGATTATTGGCGTGATAGATTAAATGGGGTTGGTAAGACTTTCAACGAGGCTATGGAAAATGCCTTCGCTGGTTTAGGTCTTGAAAAAGAGAGTTCGAGCTCTACAGAAAAAGGTTCCCTCAAGAACGATATACAAGGTATAACGGAACAACAAGCTGGCCGTATCGAAGCTGAGTTTGGAGGCTTAAGACTTGCGCAGCTTCAATTATTGGAGACCACGAAATCGAATCACAATCAAATTTTTATGATCGCCAGCGACAAACTCGCTCAATTGGTCGCTATTCAGCAAAACACGTATCGTACAGCTAACAATACTGACAGGTTAGCCAATATTGAAAATGCAATAGTAAGTCTTAACAACAAAGTATCAAATTCAGATGCAGCTAGAAGGGGAGCGGGACTAATATGATAAACAAAGAGATATACAACTTAGTGAAAAGTCACAAAGGGTGCAGTTGGGGATTGGCTAAGGTTTCTACAGCTAATACCATTCACGAGATGATACGCCTTTTAAAGTCGCCGAAAGGAGTCGAGTTTGCGATGGGCGAAGATTTTCTACCTATCCGTATTCTGGAGAAATATCGCAAAGAACTGGAAGTAGAAAATATATTTTTCGACGGCAATCACAAAATTGTGAACCCACGCTTTTTATTGGTTTTGGGCGGACAGGTTGAAGTGGATGTGAATGGCTATGAAGTAAGCGCCATTTACGCCAAGTATGGTGTAATTAAGCTTATGGCTGTTGAAAATGCTTTCGTCACTCTGGAAGTAAAAGATGCACAGGTGATTAAAGAGACCATCGGTAACGCTAAAGTTAGAGAATTTATAAGATGAGCGCATACAGATTTAACGGAATAGATCCTGAAACAGCCTACGGGCTAATAATAGAGCGTGGGATAGACAGCCAGCTGATGACCATACCTGAATTGAAGGACAACGGTCTTTCCATCGATTGGGCAAATGAGAATGGAACTGAGAGATATCATGGCATGCGGAAATTTAAATCTAAAACATACAGTATTACAGGGGTTATCATCGCAAGTTCGCCTACGGATCTACAGACAAAGTTTAATGCTCTTGCTACTTTTTTTATAACGACTGGAGAATTCAATTTTGATGATACCGGTAAATCCAGGAGATGGAAGGTATTCTACAATAAAATGACTTCTCAAGAAAAGTTAAACAGTCGCGCCATACGTGTGACATTTGAATTAATAGACGATTATCCAGTAGACATTTTTACAATCTAAGCATGTTGTATCAGATCAAGAGGGGAAATACAGTTATATGGAGCGGTAAAGCTCAGGGGAAACAGTCGAAAGTTATCATGCAGGAGGATCGCGTTGAGATAACTATCAAAAGCCCAATTCCTGTTGTTTTCAAAAAAGGAGATACAATCATAGTATACGGGGAAACCTATAAGCTTAACCGGCCAGAAAATATAGGGAAAACAAATACTGAGATTGGCTACACCTACACGATAGAGTTTGAAGCACTCTATTACGACCTTGGTAAATGGATTCTCAATACGCTTGATAAAAACAATAATCTAACGGAACCCGATGTTTATATCATGGGGGAGGCAAGTGCAATACTTGGCCTCTTGCTTCAAAATGCGAACCGTGTAGATAGCGGTTGGACACTTGGGCAGGTTGATCGCACAGAGACTATCCAATGGGCTTACAATGGAGCTAAACTCCTTACTGTCTTACAGGATATTGCCGATCGAACAAATTTAGAATTTTGGTGTGTTGGAAAGCAGATCAACCTTACACGCAAGCAGGTTCAAACTGGAATCACTTTTCAGTATGGCAAAGGCAAGGGTCTGTATGAAATCCACCGCGAACGGAAGGAGAACCCGGTGGTCACGCACATGAAGGTCCAGGGAGGTACACAGAATGTTCCAAATGGATATGGCTTCCGTCAGATACAGCCAACGGGAGGAAATCCAATGGTGAACCCTAACTATGTTCAGGGTGATGAAGTTGTAGAAGATGTACTCACATTCGAAAATGTCTATCCAAGACTTGAAGCAAAGGTTACATCGGTACAGGATAACAACATTATCCGCTCAACCGATATTGATTTTGACCTGAACGACCACCTTTTGAACGATGGTTCAAGTGCGCAAATTGCATTCACAAGCGGACTATTGAACAGCTTCAAGTTCACGATAGCCGAGGGAGGTTTTGATAACGCTACAAAGCAGATTACTTTTAATCCGATAACTGACGAAAATGCTTACCCGCAAGGGGTGCCTAATTCTTTATTGAAACCCGCGGTAGGAGATTCATTCGTCTTCCTCAATATTAGTATGCCACAGTCGTATGTCACAGCAGCAGAGGACAGGGTAAAAGAATTGGGCGATCAATATTTTGCGGAAGAAGGTACAGAGCAATATACTTGGTCGGGAAAGATTACGCCGAAATTTATTCTAGAGAACGATATCCAACTTACTTTGGGAGGCGTGGTATACTTGAATGCTGGAGATATCGGTTTCTCCGGCCCTATACGGATAGCTTCCTACACAAGAGATTTGGAGGAAGATTACAAGTACGAGTTCACGCTATCAAATGTTATAACGATCAACTCACTTGTAAGGCAACGGAACCAGTCGGACAGGCTGGCAAACGCTGTAACCAAAGGGCTTTCATCAGATGGATTGAGTATCAAATCTACTTATGCCGAAAGTGCAGGTTTTGCAACACTGGCAGGTCATGCCAATACAGCAACCAATGCCGCAACCGCCAATTTTGCCACTAATGCGCAAAACGCTGCAAATGCTGATAGAGCAACCATTGCCAACCGGTCTACTTACTCTGACCAAGCCGACCGTGCAGCATTGGCCGACCGTGCTATCAATGCCGACCATGCAGATAGGGCGACATTGGCCGACCGTGCGACATTGGCCAATTATGCCTTAGATGCCGACCATGCTAAAGAAGCTGATCATTCTAAAGAAGCCGATCACGCTACATTGGCCGATTATTCTTACGACTCGGATAAATGGGATGGCCGTCAATTTGCCGATTATCTCGATCAGCCGGTTAGGATAAATGATGATGTAAGGCACAAGTCTATTTCGACACCTGAATTTATCTCAGGTGCTACTGGATCAGGCTGGAAGTTATCAGCGGACGGCAGCGCTGAGGTAGATAGCCTTACAGTTAGAAAATCCTTGAATGTAGTGCAGCTGGTTGTCCGTGAGATTACAGGCACAGGAGGAAGTTTTGCTGTTACCAACGTAGCGAAGATACATGAGGTGTATGAGCAAGCAACCTATTACAGATGTCATATCAATACTGACGGAGGTTCATTATTCGTTCCTTTCCTTGCAGGGGATATTGTTCGTTGTCAGGTTTGGGACGGCAAGGGGGTTAAGTATTATGTAGGGAGAGTTCTAGCAGTCTCGCAAGGGGTTTTCGACATTGCCAAACCACTTTTAGAAGGTTCAGGTATCCCTGCTCCCGGCGATAATGTTTTCCAGTTCGGTTCTTCTGTTGCAGGCCGTCAAGGGTTGATCTATATGACCAATTCCGACAGTGGAGCGCCTTATCTTGATGTATTGGATGAAGTTGATTCTCCTAACCTAAGTGGTAAGACGAAAGTTAGATTAGGAAAATTGGATGGTATTGTCGATCCTGTTTTTGGCGCTCTTTCGGGTTATGGTCTTTATTCCCAAAGCGCATTTTTGAGAGGTAATTTTTGGGTCACTGGTGGAAATGCGGAGACTAAAGACGGAGCGCAGGATAAGGCAAATTCAGCACAGGCAAATGCTATCGCTGCATCAAGTGCCAATATCGCTGCGGCAATGGCTGCTCTGAGCGTTGGTGGTCGCAATATGCTCCTAAAGTCGGACGAAATAAAATATATCGCAAGCGAAGGCTGGATGATTTGGCCGCTATCTTCCCGAGTAAAAGGTGATATCGTTATTCAGTTATGGTGCGAGGAAACGGTTGAAAACGGTACTGGATTAGCGTTTCGCACGGAAGACACGTGGGATCAAACATTCATTGCTACACCTACACTTAGTAATGGGCTGAACACG